GCATTATTTGAATATAACGTAGAACAAGGTAAACGAATTATATTGCAATCTGATTTGGGATCGGGAAATTTTACACAAGAGGAACTGCAAGCCACCGAACTGAACATTGCTATTAACCAAGTGAACCTAGATAGGGCAATTTCATCAGAATCAATACGAAGAGCAGGCAAAGCACAAGCTAAGTTTGATTTAGCAAATAAGCAAGCAAATAAAGATACATTCTTTGGCATTAGCGCAATGCATCCTGACAACATACAACAAACAGCACAATATCCAGGATTAGATAGAAATGTTGCTTTTTTCTTAAACCGATATGGTTCAAGTTTTATTAAAAGTGGAAAAATGTATCCTACAGAGGTATGGGAACCTCAATCTAACTTTAACGGAGATATATGGTACACAGACTTAGTACTAGAGGGTAACAAGTATAAAGCATTAACAGATCCTGGTGCTAGTGCTTTTTTTGGAGTATCATTAAGACGTATGTTACAAACCGGCATCCGATTAGTTGAAGTTGAGATTACTACAGAAAATACATCACCTGCAATTATTAGCGATGAAGATCCAACAGCAAAAGGATGGAATAACAATGAAATTTATAATTCACTATTTAATGTAGGTAGTACAGATCCGCTAACAGGAAGACCTGCGCAGACAAGATATCCATTACACAGCTATCGTGAGCCAAGGTGTGCAATTACTAAAATGAAATACCAACTACTACCAATACTGTACAACCCTACCGGCGTAGACCAATCCAATACTAATACAAAGCACATAACTTATAGCATTCCTCAAACCTCTGTATTAAACGCTGCACACAGCATATTAAACACATATAACACGAGTACAGCTAAGTCGGGTAACTTTTTTTACAAACTTATAACGCCACAAGATACGGTAATAAACACCGATTTAGATCCTCTAAGCGATAAGGATAAAGAACAATTAGATGATATAATCAAAGATATTGAAAATGGACCAACCTCAAGCCCAGTAGGAACTAAAGTACCAGCTGGATACTATACAGCAAGTGCTCAAGCACTTCCTCCAACATTAATAGAATAATAGTTTGATGTATATTTATACTAAACACACGTGGCTACTTACGGAATAAACATTAATGGTAACAAAGCATTTGCAGCTAACCCAAAGCCTGAAACTGTAATACCTATGCAAGCTGGTGGGCCGCAGACATACAACAAACCACAGCAAATTACTATTCCTATAGGAAATATTAATCTAGGAAATTTACAAACAGGAGAAGTCAGTGAATCTGTAACAAGTATAATAGTAACATCACCAAAACTACCTCAACCGGTTGCAAGATTTGGATATTATTCAAACGAAGTTAACAGATATCCTAATGATGTAGTTCGATTTGATTTACTAAATGCTAATAATGCATATTTAGGCACAAACTATCGTGTAGCTTCCTTTTCTTTTAAAGAGTTAAACGAAGGGCCAACGGTTGTTGTAAATGTAGAACAAGATATACAACAACTAGGTTATCTAGCTGGAAGATATAATTACACATATCGTTTTCACCGTAATATATTAGGATCCGGAGACGGACACAAGTTACGAATACAAGAAATTAGCTACAATGGATTAGAGGTCCGAGTACGACCTGCAACTTCGCTAACCATTGCAAATGATAATTTTTTAGACTTTTTTCAAAATGGTATTTTTCAAATACCAAAAAGCCAACTATTAACAAATTTATTTTTATTTAAAGACGAAGTTGTATCAGCTCCTGTTTTCGATTTTATACAAGATAAATTTACAATAACAGAATCGCCTTATAGTATTATATTTAAGTTAGGATCACCATTATCCTCAAACGTAGTAGTTGGAGATGATTTGTGGTTAGCTCAACAAGTAAGCGACGACTACGTTCAAGTAGCAACACTCACACCACCCAACTTAACGCCACCAGTTAGACGTATTGCAGGAGCTAACTTTGACACAATAGCACGACGAGCTACTCAGATTTCTACAGAATACAAAGATAGAGAAGATTTACTAACAGCAAACGAATCTGTTAAGTCTAAACTTCAAGAAAAACTAGTAAGTAGTTCTTTTACTGAAGGAATTAGTATTAATCAAGACTTCCGTAATTTTTCAAACTTCATAAACTACTCTTCTGCTGAAGCCCGCTTACAAGGCTTTTATTACAAGCTAAGACAAATTGAAACTTTTGAGACACGAATTAGAGAACTCACTGTAGATCTTAATGGACTTCCTAATTCATCAGCTACCAGTAGTGTTGCATTTCTAAATAATCTAGTTTTAGCACAAAGCAGAAGAAGCGCTGTAATAGGAACTTTTGATTCATATGAAAAATACTTGTATTATGAATCAGCTAGTTACATTAGTAATAGTTTTGGCGAATTTTATGAAACAACATGGCCTAAATCAAATAATACAAAACCGTATACTAATGTACCAACTACATCTTCACAAGGAATTGATTGGTTTGAAGGTATTATAGCATCGGCTAGTTTGTATGACGTATCAAATACAAAAACACTAAGCAATAATACACCAACACATATAATAGAGGATGCAGGTAACGAAAACTATTTAACTCTATTAAAAGTAGCAGGTCATTATTTTGATAATATACTACCATATATTCAACAAATTAATAAACAATACGATCGCAATCAATCAATCTCAGAAGGATTAAGTAAGGATCTATTATATACAATTGGCGAAAATCTTGGTTTTGAGTTTGAAAACGGAAGTAGCTTAGACGACTTATGGAGCTATGCTTTAGGAGTCGATGTAACAGGAAGCGTTAATACAATTTATCAAACAACGACCGAAGACACAATGAAGGAGATCTGGAAACGGATCATTAACAACCTTCCATACTTACTAAAAACAAAAGGAACTGAAAGAGGTTTACGAGCATTAATAAATTGCTTTGGTATTCCAGATACAATATTACGCATCCGTGAATATGGTGGTCACGAAGCTGACTTTGATACAAAAACTGATTTAACATTTAACCGCTTTTACTACGCATTGAAGGTAGGTTACAATGGTCAGATTAGTGGATCTACTGCTAGTGGATATGGTAGTGGATTATATGGTAGTGGATTATACGGATTACCTGCAGGAGCATTATACGGAGCAGGTGCCTATGGAGTAGGAGCGTACGGTTTTGGATATGCATACGGTAATGGCGTTTACGGAGCAACAACATACGGAGGAGCTCCTGCAGTTGCAGCCGTTCCTAATCCAAATCAATCAATTCAAATACCATGGCAAGCTTTGTCGCAAAGTGGATTATTTCCTGAAACGACTGAGTTACGGGTAAAAATGGTTGCAAATCAAACAAAAGATCAAACAATCTTTGAGGTGCCAAATCAATGGCGGGTTCGTGCGTTTGTAAGCGGTGGTTATAATTACATGGGACTGTTTATTAGTGGTAGTCAAGGATGGGCAACAGCCAGTGTTAGCTCCTCAATCTACGATAATAGATGGCATAGCATTGCTGTACGTCGGGAATTTAAAACAGACAGTCCAGCAGCAACTCAAACCTATACATTAATAGCTAAACAAACAAATTACTTAAAAGTTGTTACAACAGAAACAGCGTCATTAAGCATAAACGGGACAACTAGCTCTTCTTATAATAGTACATTTACAACTCCAGGATATTTGTGGATACCAGGTAGTGGATCTTTTACTATTGCGCAATCACATTCCATGGACGTATTGTCTGGAAGTGTGCAGGAGTTTAGATATTGGGCTTCGGCATTGACTGACGACATATTAAACAACCACACACTAACACCAACTAGCTTCCAAGGAAACACAGATGGTGTATTTACTGGTAGCACATCAAGTTTTGCAACACTAGCTTACCGACTAGCCCTTGGATCAGATAGCAAAAAGACAATAGATTTATACTACCCAACCACCAGCAGCTACATATCACAACACCCTGATCAGAGCACTTCAATGCCAGCAGCTGCATTTTATAATTTTACAAGCTCGACTTACGAATCTGTTATTGAAGAAAACTCATTAGAGTGGCCAGATCTGGGAGCAAATAGAAGCATAAGTAATAAGATACGCATAGATAGCACAGTGACAGTGAGCAATCAGCTGTATGTTGATGCTCGATCAGAAAAGCCTTTAACAGATAACTATCCGATTGATAGTCCTAGACTAGGTGTATATCTATCACCTAGCAATGAAATTAATGAAGATATTGCAGAGCAGTTTGGTGGACTTAGTATTGACGATTTTATAGGAGATCCAACTAATTTAGAGTTAGATAATTATCCAAACTTAATGCAATTGCAGCGAGAGTATTCAAAAAAATACACAGACTTAAATAGACCAAATCAATACTCAAGAATACTACAACACTACAATGCTGCTCTCTTCCAGTTGCTAAAACGCTTTGTTCCATATAGAGCAAACACACAAGTAGGTTTAGTTATTGAACCAACTATATTAGAACGAAGTAAGATAAACATAAAGCATCCAACAATATCTAACGATACCTACACCGGATCGATCATACTTCCAGAAATAATAACAGTAACCTCCGGTAAAGTAGAAGATCCAACAACCTATCCACTTACAGACTATGTACAAGAAGCGGTTATTCAAGGTCACTCAACTGATTATCTAACCTTACAAGGCTCAGGACAAGATATTATACCACTGAATGTAGACGGAATTGATATGGGATCTGCATTAGCAGCAGGAGAGCAGTTTGAAGAAGTTGATGGAACAATTGACTTAGGTGTAAATGGTGCTGGTTGGAATTCACGATATTTAGGATCTCGCTATGTGTATATGACATACGCTTCAAGTGGAAGTAACCCTAGAATACTCACCCAAGTGACAGCAAGTAGATATGATGAGTACGAAGCTGTTCAACCGAGTATATTATTAAATACATATAGTTCACAATTTGCACCAGGAAGAGAAATGTACGATCGAAATATATACTACGACCGTCTATTCACTGGCCAACGAGCATTCACTGCCTCTGTTGAGTTTTCATCATCACAAGCAGTAGATTTGCATCCATTAACTGATAGGTTTGGTTTAAGATTAGCAGGCACAACCAACAGCACTTTTCCAGTCACTACATTTAATACATCAGTTTATTGGGCGATAGATCCTGTAAATGGATTTTATTTTAAACCATACGATGTACACTCTGCAGAACGTACTGGGTCATTTGCACTAGACGCTTTTATGTATGAACCAGCAGACACACACACACATGACTACTTATATCGAGTAACAATCACTACGGAGTTTATTGGACCATCTGCTGGAAATCCAACTCTTATATTGTCTTTTGGCGGATTCGATTCACCACTAACACAAAGCATTGCATTAAGCCCACTTTCTGATGAAACATTTACTTTTGTAACAAAAGCTATAGGAACCGAGCTAGGGGTGGCTGTACAAAAAACCGGATGGACAAGCGTACAATCTATTAAAATTAAAAAGTTAAAAGTAGAACCACTAAACTACAGAGCTCAAGTACAAGATCATCATTTAATATCATCAAGAGGAATGATTAATGCAAGGTACGAGGGTTGTAAAATGACATCACTTGATTACAATGTAGATAGTCCAGATACTATCGACAATGGTCCAGTAGTAACAATAATAACAGTCGGAGGTACTGTGTTAACAACAACTCCACTAATGCAAGGTGGAACATTTAGAAGTCAATAGTTTTTCTAAAACAAGACATATTTATAGTAAGAACCAATACAAAAACCCGTGGGATATTTAGACAACACAACCGTTACCGTTGATGCAATTTTAACAAACAAAGGCCGGCAGCTACTAGCAGCTGGAGGACAGCTAAACGTAGTTAAATTTGCAGTAGCTGACGATGAAATCGATTACGATTTATACAACCCAGCACATACACTAGGAACTAACTACTATGGTGCTGTAATTGAAAACATGCCAGTACTCGAGGCTTTGCCCGACGAAACGCAAATGATGCGATACAAACTACTTACTTTACCAAAAGATGTTATCGGTATTCCAGTTATTAGTCTTGCACCGTCTTCTGTAAGTTTTACCTCATTAACTCAAGAAGTAACAATAACACCTAGTACATTAAACTTACAAAATGGAAACGGAATCTTCGGATACACAGCAATATTGAGTGACGACACAGTTGCAACTCTTATGATTGCACCTAATGGTAAAGTTAATCAAGGAGGGCCAACAAGTCCAGTCCAAAATTCGTTATTACAAGATCAAGGAATATCAGTAACTAACTTCTTGGATGATGAGCTAACAGGAATATCTACTACTGGAAAAACAGTAACTAAAATAGGTACTCAGTTTGTTTTAAAACCAAAACCACAAGCAAACACTACTCAAATTGTAAAAGCAGTATTAACAATAGTTGGTAATGAGACGGGAGGATTTAAAACAATTATTATTACAGTTGATCCTTCTAACTTTTTAACACTAGACATACAGACATCAATACAATAAGATAATAACAACACAAGCAACTAAAGCATAATGGCAGAAATATATAAAAATTTTACACAAGACGACATCGTGTCGGGAGATATTCAAGTAGTATCCCAACCGATCTGGTCAGAAAACATGAATCCGTATTCTCAGTCATTTGGAGGTGCAACTGGAATTGGATTTTTTACGCAATCAGCACAAGTCTCTCAATCAGGCGACTATTATGTAAACGTATTTCATAGAAATCCACAAACAGATGCCAACGCAGCAGTGCAGTTTGCAGTAGCGTATGGACACAGACTTGGTAGTGGATCTTATGGTGATCCAAACACAGTTGGACAAAATCAAAATGATACCCCAACCAGAGCAATCTATTCGCAATATAGAAATCAGCTTTTACCTCCAACTGATTTAGCGTTTACTTTTAATGCAAATGAACAACCTAATGATATCCTAGTGATCAACATAGCACGAGCACGTTTTCGTCAAAAGGTAGATCCAGGAAATTGGGAACTTAGAATTGCTAGTGGTACTTTATCGGCTGGAGTCACATCTTATTCTTCTTTTATTGATAATAGTGGAGAAGAGGTAACACCAACACTGAATGAAGCTGGTAGGATAATAGGAATATATAGTGGATCTGGTGCAGTAACAGCATCAAGTACGGTCTACGGTTTATTTTATCCGGATCAAGGTGTTTTAATCTTTAATGCAACTCGATTAAAGAATGAACTAGGGGTACCATTCAATTCACAATCTGCCGCTGTACTATCTGCCGCTTCGTTTCAACCAAAAAATTCAATTACGGGATCAAGGTTCATATCAGCCTCATCTTATTTTGCAGCCCGAAGTCAAGAGCAAGTAACCTCAACACACTACTTTGTCAGAATAACAAATAGACAGTTTAATTTCTCAAATAATCCTACCTTTGTAACTGGAAGTTCTGGAGTATTTAGACATGCTAGCATGCTTCGTAATCCTAGCGTGTATATTACTACAATTGGAATGTTCGATCCAAATAACAGACTAGTGGCGGTAGCTAAGCTTAGTAAGCCTTTATTGAAAAGTTTTAACCGTGAAGCACTTATTAAGGTTAAGCTTGATTACTAACAAGCCTAATTAAGATAAGTGAAGTACACATCTTAGAAAATACTAACTTTAAATTTGTTTTTCTAAGTCTATTTATACATAATGGCTGGAGTTTTTAAAAATCTTGATGCATCTGATATAAGACTAACACCATTTCAAACACATAAGAAATGGACTGATGTAACTTGCTATACAAACTACTACACAAGTGTAAACTCTAATCCAATTCAAGTAAGTGGTATACCAGCTGGAGGGTTTACACAAGACTCTGTTTACAGCGTAGATGTAAGTAGTAGTTCAATCTTAAAACTAAGACCGTCAGAAGATTATGAAATAGTTGGAAACTTAAGCGTTCTTGGGTTGTTAGGCGCTAAGTTTGGTGCATCAATGGCTCAAGATAGAATCATTGCTTATTCAGAAGATATACCCCATCCTTCGATTCCCTCAGTAGTATCCATGATAAAGGGAGATTTTACACTTCAGACATATACAAGTTCAATAGTAACTAAGCCTTATGATGTATCATATACTCAAACAAACAATCAAGGAGAAAGTCTTATATTTATTGCAGGAACGGGTGGTATAAGTGCAGACACGTTTGATGAAAATACTCAACAATTTTTAGGTTTTGAACAAACTATTAGTGGATTAGGAAATCCGTCACTTACCTCGTCTTTTTATGCTATAAACGCAGAGGGTAAAGCAGCAGATGGCGATAGGATTATAGCAATATCAGTTACGGGATCAAACGCATATGCAGTTTCTTTTTCTGGCAACTTTTCAGCAAACACACTTGTTGCAGCAGGATCTAGTTCTCTAGGTTCAAATCCAGGTGTATTACCAAAAACCTTACTTTATAATTTCAATCAAGATTTATATTTTTTATTAATGCAAGACGGTTATTTGTATGGCGTTAAGCCAAACGGATCATCATCGCTATTAGAATCAAATATAGCTGATATACTACAAGATAGAGCTAATAGAGAACCGTACCTTATCGGTTTTGGTACACCACCACTAAGGAGTACGCAAATACACATAGTATATCAATCTGGTCAAGTAGGTTTAAATTACATAGCAACACCAGCCTCTTTTGAAAAAATAGTAGATGCAAGACAATATGTTGCAAAAAAGCCAATAGTCAAAGCAACAATACAAATAAATAATCCATCAGGATCTATTGGTGTTTTTGCAGGAACAACTACAGACTCGCAAGATTCTATTTTTTTTACAATAAACCCGTACACCTACGAAATATCAAACCCTATACACATGGGATCCACAAAAGGAGATTTGCGTATAAGCGGAGAAAACATGCAAGCATTTGTTGGATTTAGTTCATCTTATAATAATCGCTTTGTTGAGTTTCGTTTAGAAGATTTAACATTTCAACAATATAAAGCAGACTACAATCCACAACCATCCCACCCAAGCTATGACCCATTGAATACGTTATTTGATGAAGGCAACCCAACATTTCAATATTTTGAACCTAAAACTGCAAATGATAAATTTCAAAGAGTAGTACATAAATCTCTTAACCATTTGTTTTATGAAAATTTTTATAATAACACAAAAGCTACGTTTGGAGGAGGGAACATAAATACACAAGATAGATTTTTAGAAGATCAAGCACAAGTATTTAGTCTAGCTCAGTCTAAATTTGGACAAAGCATACAACAGGGATCAATAATAATAGAAGGAACCTATACAATAAGTCAAAGCAATACAGCAGTTACTATTGTGGACGATCTATATGGCAATCTATACGTATCTGGTGGATTTGTTTCACCAGTAGATGGCACTACCTTAGTATCGGGTGCTATTACTAGTGGCATTGCCGGAGAATGGCCAACCCTAGATATATACAAATATAATGGAAAAGGACCAATCTCGTTTACCAGTAGTTACAATAAGGGTAATTGGCAGATGCAGTCAAACTATTCAAATATAGTATTTACAAATATTAAAGGCCTATCACCACCACTTGCTCAGCCTATTGATTTATTAGGAGTAGTTCCAACATTTAGTGCATCACTAAGCTCTAGCATAGTTATACAACCTAATGTAGTCCAAGAGTATAAACAAAATTACAATTTTGAAAATGGGGACTTTACAATAACAGCAATGATCCGACCTACAACTGTGCCAACTAACGCTACGGGATCGGTTATTATTGTAAAAGAGGGACCAGAAGAGGATACGGCTATAGACATAAATGGTAATCCATATACTTACTTTGCTGACAACAGAACACCATATCATATATATTTAACTCCATCAATGAATGTGGTCTTTGAGCGAAATAATCTATTAGAACAACCAAAGGTGTCAGGTAGTATTGTTCTAAACCAACTGGTACATCTCACTGCTATAAAGACAGGATCTCAAATGCAGTTGTATATAAATGGAGTTTTGCAAGGAACAACCTTAGATACAAATTTAAGTAGGGGATGCTCAAATCGAGGAAATATTATAATAGGAAATTCATTTCGTAAAGATAGAGGTTTTGATGGTGTAATTGATAATATTAAAATATATAAAAGAGTATTAACATCAGCAGAAATTGCAATATCAAGACACACATTAGGACAGAATAACACTGTAGTTGGTACTGTTTTTTATAATCAAGGAATGATGGTACTGGGTTCGGTAGCATCTCGGTATATGGACATTACACGAATAACATTAAGAGGAACGCATACAATATATGAAAAAGAGGTTTCATGTACAATTGGAGCTGGAGATTTTAATAGGAGCAACAACCCGTCCTTGCAGTTTTATAATTCATACACAAATCAATTTGAATTTAGACCATTTACAACTGGCTCTAGCTTTAAACCATATGTAACTTCTATAGGACTGTATGATGATCAGAATAGACTATTAATTGTTGCAAAACTATCATCACCAATGAAACTACCAAATAATGTTGATACAACAATTATACTTAAGTACGATACCTAATTCAATATGGCAAAAAGAGTTTACGCAAAAAGACAAGCGGCATTAGTAGCTGGTTATCGAAGTGGTCTTGAGGTAGATATAGATAAAATACTCAAAGATAATGGTATCGATGGAGAGTATGAACAACATAAAATATCCTACACAAAGCCTGCCACACAACACAAATACACCCCAGACTTTAAATTACCTAATGGTATCTTTATAGAAACAAAAGGACGATTTGTGTTAGCAGATCAACAAAAACATATTTTAATAAAAGCTCAAAGTCCAGAATTAGATATTAGATTTGTCTTCCAAAATTCAAAAAACAAGATTAGAAAAGGTTCAAAAACAACTTATGCCGATTGGTGTATTAAACATGGATTTTTATACGCAGATAAGGATATTCCAGCCGATTGGTTGTTATAACAGTTTTATTTCCGTATAGTTATACAATGACTACAATTCAGATAGAATCTGTTATGCAGGTGCTTCACACGCATCTAGGAAAATCTACACCACATAAGGATGGAGAGAGAAGCTTTTCATGTCCATTTTGTAATCACTACAAGCAAAAGCTGCAAGTTAATATTGTAAGTCAAAAGTGGCACTGCTGGGTGTGTAATGCACGAGGACAATCTATCAGCATGTTGCTAAGAAAAAGCAATGCATCACCAGATGTTTATCCAAAAATAAAAGAAGTATACGGAGATAGAGGATCAGGACCATCTTCCGACTTCAAGACCTCCAGAACACTGTACAGCTTACCAGAATCATACAAACCACTTTACATAAAAAGCAATAATCCAGACTATCGTAATGCATTATACTATGCTATGAAGACGAGAAAGCTCAGTGCAATTGATATTCTGAAACACCAAGTAGGATACTGTGATTCAGGACCGTATGCTGGAATGCTTATCGTTCCAAGCTATGACGATCAAGGAATATTAAATTATTATGTTGGAAGAAGCTTCTATGATAGCTCTCTAAAACACAAAAATCCACCTATTTCAAAAGATGTAATTGGTTTTGATAGTCATATCAACTGGAGCGAGCCTATAACAATAGTTGAGGGTGCATTTGATGCAATTGCAACAAAGCGAAATACAATACCTCTCTTTGGTAAAAAAATATTACCTAAGCTGAGAACACAAATACTACACCACAAAGTGCCAAGAATCAATTTAGCTTTAGATGCTGACGCATACAAGGATAGTATAGTTGAAATAGAATACTTTCTAAATAATAACATTAGAGTACACTATGTTGAACTTGGATCAAAAGATCCAAATGAAATGGGATATCACAATATGATAGACGCAATAGGTGAAGCTCGAGAGATTACGTTTTTTGATTTGATTCAATATAAAATGACTCTATGATAAATAAGATTCGATGTAAATTAAAAACAGTTGATCATATACTGCATATTGCAGATATACACTTACGTAACTGGAAACGACACAAAGAGTTTAAAGAGGTGTTTGATAAGCTGTTTACAGCAGTAAATAGCTTACCTCCAAATAGTATTGTCACAGTAGGTGGTGACATTGTTCATGCTAAGACAGAAATGAGTCCGGAGCTTATTGAAATGGTAACTTATTTATTTAAGGGATTAGCTGATAGAGTACCTACTGTAGTAATTGCTGGTAATCACGATGCAAACTTAAACAACAAACATAGACTAGATGCATTGACTCCAATTGTTAAAGGAATGGAGCATAGTGATTTATTCTACTTACGTAACTCAGGCTTGTATGAGATTGGTGACATTGCAGTAAGTGTAATGTCTTTACTAGATGAGCCAGAAAAGTACGTTACGCACGATAAAATACCTAATCCAGAAAAGTATAAAAAGCTTGTTGCTTTGTATCATGGTACGATTGCAAACAGTCGAGTAGATAGTGGTTTATTATTATCACATGGATTAGACTGGAGCACCTTTGCAGGTTTTGATGTTGTCCCGTTAGGAGATATTCACAAGAGACAAGTGCTATCAAAACTAGATCCAGCAATATTCTATCCAGGATCTTTAGTACAACAAAACTTTGGTGAGGTGTTTGAAGCTCACGGTTATGCGTTAATAGATTTGACAAAAAATGAAATAGAGTATTCTTTTAGTGATATACAAAATGATTATGGATACTATACTTTAGACGTTATTGATGGAGAGGTACCAAAAAATTTACCTATCACTTCTAAAACAAATCTAAGGATAAGAATAACCAACACGGACCCAGCTCAGCTTAAAAGAGCACTTGCTACAATTAGGAAAGAGTATCGTATTAGAGACGTAATAGTACAAAGATTGGATAGAAATGCTGACGGAACTGCATCAAATCTACTAGGTGATACAATTAATCAAGGGGACGTAAGGAATGTACAGTACCAAAGTCAGTTGCTGACAGAGTACCTATCAGCACAAGGGATAGATGATGATATGATTACAAAGGTTATTGAGATAAACAAGAAACTAAATCAAGAAATCAACCTTCCAGAGATAGCACGTAATGTTGTATGGAAACCAAAACTATTTGAGTTTAGTAATATGTTTAGCTACGGTGAAGATAATGTAGTAGACTTTAGCACTAAGCAAGGAACTTGTGGCATATTCGCACCTAACCATGCAGGAAAGTCAGCTATATTAGATTCTTTATGCTTTTGCTTATTTGATCAATCGTTCAGAGCAAGCAAAGCTGATCAGGTACTTAATCGTAAAAAGGATGACTTCCATTGTAAGTTTAATTTTGAATTAGGAGGATTAGATTACTTTGTAGAGAAAAGAGCAACAAAGTATAGGAGTGGGCCACTAAAAGGCAAACTTCGTGTAGATATAGACTTTTGGTACATCACAGCAGAAGGAGATCGCGTATCACTTAATGGAGAGCAGAGGCGTGACACATCAGCCAATATCCAATCCTATGTTGGAACCTTCGAAGATTTCATACTAACAGCACTATCATTACAGCAAAATAATTCAAACTTTATTGATAAGACACAAGGCGAGCGTAAGGACTTATTAGCTAACTTTTTGGATGTAACTATTTTTGATTCGCTTTGTGACTTAGCAAACAAGAATAATAGAAAAACGGTCATATTATTAGAGGAATATCAAAAGCAAGACTTTGAAACAAAACTAGGTGATGCTGAGAGATCAAAGGAGTCTTATGAGAAAAAACACGAAGTAGCTGTTACAGATCTTGAATCAGCACAGGAACGGATGCAAGATCTAAACGACAAATTATTAGAGCTTAATCGTGAATTACAACCGTGTCAGGGTGATGGATTAAACTTAGAAGATTTACAAGGAGACTTGATTGATTCACAAAATTCACTAGTTGAGTGGGAGGATAGGTGTAAGATAAAGCAGCAAACTTATAAGGAGTTTGAGCGCGATCATTCTGCAAAATGTCATGAGATAGAGCAGAAAAAGAAATCCTTTGATACAAGTATATATAACGACTATCAATCCGAAGTTGGGTCTAAGGTCATGCTAGACAAGGAGCTAGATGCATTAAAACTTAACACTAAGAATAAGCTTGAAAAACTCACAAAACTTAACAAACATGAGTATGATCCCAACTGCTCCTATTGTACCTCCAATGTATTTGTTCAAGATGCAATGCAGACTAAAAAAGAGTTAGAAGAGGATAAGCAGACAGTAGATAGGTTTTTGCAAAAGCGCAAAGAGTGCGTCGATTTTATCGAGCAAAACTCATTTATCCAACAGCAGGCTAATGAACTAAGCAGGCTGCTAAAGGAGAGAGCTGAGTTAGACCTACAACGTACTACAGCAAGTGTTGAGTTGGAGCGAGCAAGAGCATCTTATGGTAAGCTTAAAGTGCAGATTAAGGATATAAAAGCAGATATCAAAGTGTACGATGAGAACACTACAATACTTGTGAATAACAAACGTATCAACGATGAGATTAGTCAAATTAATAAAGAAAAGAATGTACAATCAATAGCTGTGTCTAAGCTAAATAACACAGTAAAAGACTATCATGCTAGGATACAAGTTGCAGATCAAACTATAAACGAATGCTTGAAAACAATTAGCCACATGCAGCAATTAGTCGAAGAGCAGGTTGCTTACGAATTATACTCAAAAGCAATGTATAAGGATGGTATTCCGTACACATTGATTAGTAAGGCAGTGCCATACATTCAGCAACACACTAACAATATTCTAAATCAGATTATTGACTTTACAGTTGAATTGGAAGCTGATGGTAAAAACATAAACGCGTTTATATGTTATGACAATGACAAATGGCCGCTAGAATTGTGTTCTGGAATGGAAAAGTTTATGGCTTCTATAGCAATACGAATTGCGTTGATTAAGATTACAAATCTACCAAAACCTGATTTCATTGCAATTGATGAAGGATTAGGAGTGTTGGACAGTACTAATCTAAACTCGATGTATACGTTATTTACTAGTATGAAGGATCTGTTCCGTTTTAGTTTAATAATCTCGCACATTGATGTAGTGAGAGACATGGTAGATAGTATAATGTCTATTGATCGAAAAGATGACTTTAGCTATATAAACTGCTAGCAGTCCTATTTATAACATATGGCCTTCTTATCTTTTTATAAAAAACCACAACCAAGAGGATACAATACACAAACGTATTATATTGAAGATACTAGTGACACCTCTCCAGACTATTTTAGTATTACTGAATTTCCACAATCCGTAGGTGGTGGTAGATATATTGTAAAGTTTAAAGGTAACGGATTGAATCTTAGAATAGGTAAATCAATTGATGTTGAGTTACTAGATGTCAACGGAGATAATATGTATGTGGAGCTATTAGACTATGTAGATAGGTTTAATAACTATTACGCTATGTTTGAAGTGTACGATACAACACCACAAGGAGTTGCAACAATGTACTTTGTCGGAGAGGCTGTAGTAAATCAAAGCGGTCGGGCAGTACCACAACAACAACAAGATAGATATAATTTAAGATGGCAAAAAACACTCAACGTTTTACCGTTTGAAAGAAACACAGCTGACTTAATATTTAATCAAGCACCAAATATAGATATTGTACAAGTACTAGTTCCTGAACGCGCACTAATTAGCCAAATATCCTCTTCAACTATAGGAACGACATATTCAGTGTATACTTCAAGTATTAATGATTTTAGTATTATTTCTTCTAACTTTCAAGGATTTGATAGAAGCTTTGCATCAAGTAAAGACATACTAGATACCCGAATACAATCAATACTCTTGAACCCGGAACAGAAATCTATAACACAAAACAGTGTCGATTCATCAACTAGAACAAAAGATGTAGATATTGAGAATGGATACTTTCGTAATTATACGAATAGATTTGGAACAGTACTCAAATCAGCTTCTGGATCTTTTAAAAAGGATTTTCTAGGAGGAAGTTTTAGCTTTTATGATGCACAAAGCGTTCCAACCAACATCAGTCCAACAATACCAACAAACTACACTATATCAGGAAGCCTTGGTGGACAACTACAAACATACACGGCTAATATTGTAGAAGTGCTTAGTAATAATGAAATTAGGTTATCAAAACCATTAGAAGTTCGAACACTAGATTCTGTTAGTAAGCAAAGAGGGTATACAACAACTTTTCAGATACATCAAGCATCTAACTTTACAGGCAGTATAGCTTATCTACCTAACAATCCAAGCTATGTAACAAGCTCAATAGTTAGCCAATCTTTCTTAGAGGTGTCGTTTTATGATATTAAACCAATCAGTGGTGAGCTATATCGACTAAAAGCATATTACAAAAGAGGTATTGCAACTGGGGAGTATAAGCTAATATACGATCACGTGGTGAATTCTTTAGAATATCTCACAGATGCTGAGTATCCAAACCAGACAACATATGCTAAGAGAGAAGTTGACGCCCGATTGATTGGACATTTTACTGAACAACTAATAGCCAACACATACTGGGATCAACGCGTTGAAACTCCAAACCAAATATACTTAGGAACTATGCCTAGCATAGAAAGCAGCTCCTTATCAGACAGTCTTCCGCTGCATGCTGATTACACACACTCAGCTCTACTCACTACTAAAGTTAACCAAAACTATACTGCTGATCAAATATACACATTAGGATTTAATTTAACATTAGATCCAAACACAGAGCTAGAGATATACATGGGCAGTGATCCTCTTAACTTAAACACAAACCAACCAAACCCATATCCACGTGCTTTTTTAAAAGATCCAAATCAAGAACTTACAAGATACTCAAGTGCTTATAATAGATTTGGTAAATACATAGGTAAAGTCCAAAACAATAACTCAACAAGCAAAAGATACGGAAGAGTTGAGTTTGATTTTGAAACCGATGGGGATGGATTTGGAAGACCAATATTTAGATCAAGAGCTATTAGACAAGCAAATATAACTGGTAGTGCGTATCTTAGTGAAATTGGAATTTCTCCAATAGCAATAACTGGATTCAATCCAAACCTAATACAATTTGCAATTCCATTTGCTGAAGAAATAACAAACATACTAGCGCTATCGCAGTCGCTCGATTTTAAAATAGAGTATTTTGATTATACAGGAAAACAATCAGAATTTACTACATTCCTAAACGATCTAACAGTAAATTTTAAAACAGAAATACCATCCAATGGTTGTCAAGACGAAATAACACTACAACTAGTGTCGGTAGCCACACCTCAAGAATCTTACTAATATGCCAACGACAAATATATTTACACACGCTTTTGATTTTTATTATAAATGGTGCGAAACATCTTCAGCCGCTAATTTAAACGTAACATGGTCACAGCATTACGTATTTTCGCTTACTGGACAAAATATAGATATGTCAGGCTCTTGGTATAATTTTGGAATGCCCAATCCAATAATGACAAGACACACAGCTTCAATCACAGCCACAGATGGTGCTTTAGCGTGGGGAAGTGCTGCAACTGACTTTTTGTGGAATGTACGATCACCATCAATGTCAAGATCGCAGTCTATAGACGGAGCCCTTAGAGCTAATAGTTTCTATCGATTTGCATATACAAATCAAGGTTTTTTACATAAAGAGTTTGGTTACGGAACCGTAAACTATCCAGTCACAAGTAGCTGGATTGCATATGAGCCTAAGATGATACAGTATGCGTCCGGATCTGGGCTAAATGTAGGATACAATTTAAGAGGACAAACATCATCCTTCTACTTTCCTGCCAAGCTACAAACAACAGCCCAAGCATACGGATTGCCAACAGCATTTATACCACCAACTACAACTTATCCAATAGTTGGCTTGAATCCGTCAATGATCACATACGGAGCTAACTCTACTGGATCTAACGATGGTAGGTTTTTTGATCTAGCAGGAGGTTGTGGAATCACACGAGCTAGTGTAAGTGCGTCATTAGTTGAATTTAATGTTAGTGCTAGTTTTACCTCATCAATAGCTCGAAACTTTTGTACAACACAATTAAAAAATCGTAGACTATTCTTTCCAACTGTTAGAACTGGATCAGTAGCATCACCAACTAACGCACCTGGTATATGGGTACAAACTTATTATGGCAAACCCTCAAATCAGTTTTTCACAGAAAATGGAGGAATCTACAATGTGAAGTTCACGTTAAAGAGAGACCTAAACGAGGATTACTTCCCCGATCCCGGTTCAAACTCACAATTACTAGTTTATATTCACAACATTAATACAATAATACCAACACCAGTAGGGCGAGTACCTGGAGCCAGTGGGTGGTATCCACCTGATGCTAATATAGTACGAATTATAAACACTCCTACAATTTCTTTTGTTAATCCTTCCACAGGGTTTCTAATAGAAAACTACGATATTAACGTAATACAATATGGAACACCAGCCCAGTTAGTGTTTGAAGCAAGTGGCAGTTTAGCTGACGATACTTATTTTGGATGTATAATTGACGATGTAGAGTTTTGTAAGATAGGTGTATCAATAGATCCACTCTTAATTAAACCAACAACACCATCACAATACATTGCCGCAGAAGAAAATCTAGCAACATCTTAACTATGATAAATAATAGCAAAATAAGAAACTGTACAGTATCGTATCCACCAGTTCAAGGATTAATGGCTACAGAAAGTCTTGGCAAGATAAGATTAAAAAATCTATATCAAGCATGGAATGGAGAAAATATTACACAAATCCTTGATCGTTGTGAATCTAATCCATTCACAATACGTACTGGTACACCAGTGGTTGATCAACAATTGCGTAATGATCAAATATATTTAGTAACCCACTACATGGCGTTCAACCCATTATCCAAAACAATTGAAATAAGAGATTTACTTTCACGTAGAGTTGTCGAGAAGTTGTATGTAGGACAAACGACACAAGAAGGTGAGTATAGCAATTATCGTGTATTTGTTGATGGCAACATTGTAGCAGATGACATTTACTTAAAAAAGTATGACAATATAAAACAAGTACCAATAGGTAAAATAATAAATGATTTAATTTCAAAAGTAGAAAAGCAATCAATAGAATTACAACAACTCAAGTTTATGATAAGTGAACAGCATATTTATACAAAAACCACATAATTAAATGAATAGTTTAACTAAGTATCTAATTGAAGGTATCCTCAACGAAGTACACAACGGTGTTAAGGTTATGCTTCCTGGGGGATTCAAACCACCACATGAAGGACACTTTATGCTAGCAAAAGGGTATGCTGATATGCCTAACGTAGAAAAGGTAGTAATATTAATTACGCCAAAAGAACGAGACGGGATTACTGTACAAGATGCAAAACAAATCTGGAAAATACTACTAACAGGAATTACTAATATTGAAGTTCAAGAAACACAATATCCAAGTCCGTTAATGGCATCTTACAAGTATATTGAAAATGATGCAAAACAAGGAGAAACAATTGCACTAGGAGCTAGCAGTAAAGGTGATGACTACAATCGAGTTCGAGATTTTGTAACTCAACATCAAAAAGATGGTAAGTATTATAAAAACGGAGTATCAGTTGTTGAACTGCCTTTTGAAAGTTCTAAACCTTTATTATATAAAGGACGTACGGACGGTAAGGATAATCAGCCAATTAGTGCTTCACAGCTTCGAGCGGACATAGCAGCAAACGACTTTGTAAACTTTAAAACAAACTATCCTAGCATTAAGTTAGATACACAAATACAAGCAATTTATAGTATTTTAACAAAAAAAAGTACACTAACAGAAAAGACTATTATTGAAAATCAAATTACCGATTTTGTACAAAAACTTAGAGGTCGATTTAAGTTATTCTTACAATCTATTGCAAAAGAAGGGCGACAAACTAGGGAAGCTTTTTATTTAGTAGGACAAGCAGCCCTTGGTAAAAAGAAACTTACACCCAAAGAAAAAGAAAAAGTAGGTAACCAACTGAAAGAAGCGCTAAAGTCTGCAGGACTTATTGCAGCAACAGTGCTTCCAGGAGGTATGATATACTTTATAGTTATAAGATTACTTCGACTAGAGAATTACGTTGTTCCAAATTCATTTGCAGGAAAAAACACAGCATCAATAGCAATGGTAGCAGAGCATAAACTGTTAGCAGAAGGAGGAGCAGCTGGTCATATGGCGCACCCATACGAAGACTCGGATTTAACTTTTGAGGATATTGAAAATATGATCGAAGCAGCTTTGACGGGTAAAGTAGACTACGCTCAGGAAAAGTTAGATGGACAAAACCTTATGGTAACTTATAAAGACGGAAAGGTGCTATCTGCTAGAAACAAAGGACAGCTAAAAAATGCCGCAGAGAAAGCAATGTCAAAATCTGATATGGAGACATCGATGGCTCATCTACCAGACAATGTTAAAAACTCATTCCTAGATGCAATGGGTGATATGGAAGCAGCAATAAACAAACTAACGCCAGCAGAAAAGGAAGAGTATTTTGGTAATGGTACAAAGTTTATTAATATGGAGGTATTGCATCCTGCAAGTCAGAATGTAGCAGCCTATGGTGTAACTGAGTTAAGAATGCATAACATTCAAGAGTATGATAATGAGGGTAATGTTATTAACTCAGATGCCAACGCTCCAGCAAAGATACAACAAGCATTGCAACGAGTAAAGGCTACAAAACAAAGCACATACGATATTAAGTCAACAGATATGGTAAGTCTAAAAAAGACTGCTGACTATGAAAAACAAAAAGCACAGCTTACTGCTGATCTGAGTGCTGTCCAAAAAAAATACAATCTAACTAAGACGAGTAAGTTAGGATTATACTTCCAAAACGCTTGGACAGATTATATTAAAAAAGCAGCTAGAGATTATCAGTACGAAGTTCCAGCCGACGTTTTACAGAATATAGTTAATCGTTGGTCGTTTGGATTTAAGACACCAGACTTACGACAACTCAAACAATCTATAGCTAATCCTGAGTTTTTACAATGGTTTGTTGATACAGATAAAGGTCCGGCAGTGCGAGACGAAAAGAAAAGAATAGTTGAACCAGTAGAGGATATTTTCTTAAAGTTAGGAGTATTTGTATTAAAAAGCTTGGAGGGATTAGTTGCAATTAATCCTAATGATTCTATTGCTCAAATGAAAGGAGACCTAGCAAGCGCCATTGAAGCAATTCAGCAAAAAGCAAACAATAGTGAAATGGGAGACGATGATGCTCCAATGAAATTCTTAAAACACCAACTAAAACGCTTAGATAAGATTGGAGGCTTCGATGCAATTGTTCCTACAGAGGGAGTTGTATTCAAGTATAACGGAAAACTATATAAATTAACTGGTGCATTTGCACCACTCAACCAAATTATTGGCTATATTAAATTCGGAAGATAAAACACACAACATGAGACTAAAAGGATTAACACCACTAAACGAAAAGAAAGAAGCAATAGCAACTTCCAGCTCAACAAATATAACACTACACTACGATCCGCAGTTTAGTGAAATAGGAGAAGAAGGAAAGCCAGAGTTTCATTTCACAATCAGTATGTCTTCTACTGGCGAGAAGGAATTCTACCGTATTGTTGGTAGTAAGGAAGAGCAAGCAAAACTATCCGAAGCAGTTAAACTAGAACTACGTAGAGCTTTGAGACGCTTTGACGGACGCGTAGCTGACGTATTAAAAAAATATAATATACAACCCCGATGAAAAAATTTGAAGTTACAAGAAATAAACCCACAGAACGTAAAGAAGGTGATGTGTGGATGGAAGGGGATAAAACCTGGACTATTAAGAATGGTATTAAGCGTACCTATACAAAGATGGATGATGCGCGAAAGAAGGTGTTTATGCCACTATCGTGTCCTGACTGCGGAAATGCAATGAAGTCCCACTGGGACAAAAAGTTTTGGATTATAAATCAAACATGCTTTGATTGTCACATATGGCAGGAGCATGAAATTAGAACAATGGGGAAATGGAACGAGTATGAAAAAGCCAAAGTTAGTGCAAATGCTAAAGCGTTTTTAAAAGACGTAAAAGATGGATTAAAAGATTACTCTGAGCAATCAATGGAAAACCAACACGTTACCGAAAACGGTGGAATTGAAAAATGGCAAGGACCAGATCAAAAAATAATCGAACAATATATTGATAAAGAAATAAAGCAATTAGAATTAATCGTAAACAACTACACAGCTAAAGACTGTAAAAAAGATAGTTAAAACATCAAAATTCGTAGAAGTGTGTTTTTATTATTTTTTGCAATACTTATAAGAAAGATATGACTACCTACAAACAAAATATATTTAAAGCCATTCAAAACCATCTTAAAGAGGATCAACAAGTTTTTAAGACTGATAAACCTATTGGCTTAGGTACTTTTGTAAAAAACAAAAATGCATCAAACGCAATAATTGGTGCGGGCCTAGAAGACAAAGATGCAAAGGATGACATTGTTGGAGGAAAACCATTTCCAACGCCGGTAAAAAACTTGAGACCAGCTCAAACAGAGCTTGTACCAGTAAATGCGTTTGGAATGTCCATTGGCATGCTTTTGTCAGGTAAATGGGAAGGCTTAGATTTAAAATCAATTGTATCGGCTGATTCAAATCCATATATTATGGATGGTCATCACAGATGGGCAGCAGTATACCTTATCGATCCGAATGCTTCAATATTGACAACAGCTATTGATTTACCAGGTAACCTACTAGTAAGCGTACTAAATGCTATAACGGTAGGAAAATTAGGAGTAGTAAACGGTAATAAAGGTACTGGTAATATAAAAGAATTTACTAGCGAAAAGTTATTAACTATAATTGATGATGCTTTAAAAAATGGAACCAAAGGTGATTTTCCAAAAACAGCTGCACAAATAAAACAAGCGTTAGAGAAAATGCCAGGAGCTAATGGAGATTCAGAAAAAGGAAAGCAAATTATGGCAAAAAATGCGGACCAATTGCCAAAGGCTACTATGCCAGGAGCTCCACCCCGCGTTCAGATGCCTGTAATTGATCCAGAAAAAGTAAAAATTATACAAGCATTATTAGCAAAAGGCACTATGGACATTAGATCACCATTCAGCTCTAAAGTTGATCCGTTGCTACCGTTAAGCGAATCTCAAATAATACACAGACAACTAACACTAGCAAAGGAATGGTTACGCACTGGAAAGCGTATTGATGAGCTTAAACTTACATCAGCAGGAATTCCAGAATTGTTACAATTGGTCTATGATCGTCAGGATGTTCTACCAAAACTAGGATACAAAGACTTCAAAGATTTTTTAGAATGGATTAGTAATTGGGAGCAAGAAGATCACGCAGAAGCTGTAAAAGCGTTACGACTTTTGAATGTACCTGGAGCACAACAATTAATACACGAAACACAACAATACATGAAAACAAAACACAGACAAAGATTAGAGGAAGAGCTAGTTCGTAGGCTTGTAAGAAAAACAATTAAGGAAGTAGCTGGTAATGAAAATAAAAAACCAGTAAATGAGGTACTATTTTCTTTAGGTATATTACTTGTTGCTCTACCGTTTTTAATAGGATTTACATCGGTTTTTGGAGTTGCAATAAATTTTCTAAAAAATAAACAAAAAATTACAGACAAGGAAGAAGCAGAGCTTAGATCTATGTTTACTAGTAATAAGAAGCAGGCAATCAAGCAGGTTCTTGATAAATTTGGAGGAGCAAAAAATGCAGCAACTGAGTTAGGTAAAGATTTAGATTTTAAAAAAGCAGTCGAACAAATGCCTACTATAGCAGAAGGAGAGGATAAACAACAAGAAGTCCCAGAACCAGAAGAGGTGCAAGACGAACCAGGATTAGATCCAGAATTATCCGAATTAACTGATATCTATATTAGAAAGCTAAAGAATGCGCGAGCGCCTGTAGAGTCTAGTGATACGATTGAGATTGTAGGTCAAATACTTGATAGTTTTGGATATGGTAATCAAGATAAAGTAGCAATATTACAAGGAATTAAACAATTAGTAGTAAGATGAGTGCACTTAAGCAGCTAATAGAAAATGGCATTAAAGCGGTCCTTAGTAAGGAGCCGCTACTTGAATCGAGAGGAAAACAAATAGCAAGACGGCTAAGGGAGGATACAGCATATCAAGAATTTTTTCAAAAAGCTTTAGAAAAGTATGGAGTAAAGTCTCCTGCAGACTTTAGCACAGACGAAGAGAAAAAAGAGTTTTTCAACTACGTAGACAAAAACTACTCAGCTAAAAACGAAATACGAATACCGGGAGGCGTTAGTGGACAATATACAATTGCTGTACAGCAAATGAAATCAGTAATGCAAACCTTTTTTCAAAAACTAGCACTCGCTCCTAGAGATGTACAGAGAGACTTTACTCAACTATATAGATCAGTTACAAAGCAGAGTATGCTGCAACTAAACAAGTTTGAGGTTGAAAAAATAATGGACGTGCTTAAGCCAGTATTAGAGAAATCAGGATTCAAATTAAAAATTAATAATAGAGAGCTTGCAATGGCGTTTACAACGGCTCTTAGTCAGACCAAAAACATAGACACTAAAGTGCCAGCATCAGTATTAGCAGAAGTTTACTTTGCAACTGATAGCAGCGATGAGCCAAGTCTGAGAGCTGCTAAAAAAGCATTGGCTAATTTTTTTAGTAATATAATGCAAAATACAAATAGCCCAATCATACGAGGAAAGTTAGATACAAAGCAATTGGACATCTTATATGATCTTATTGATGACTATGCAATGGAGTACGCCCGAAATTATGCAGATAACATAGACATGGAACGAAATACATTCTAAGATGAAATTTGAAGTTACAAAAACAAATTTAATATTAATTGCGTTGGTTATTATACTAACTGCTTGGATATTAATTGCACGCAATTTTTCACAAAGCACAGTAGTTGATCCTACTTATGTGAATAAGATTGATAGTCTGAATAATGTTATATTCGATTATAAAAACAAACAGCTAACTTTAGATAAAAAAATTCTAGATTTTGAGCTAAGTGTGAAACAACTGGACTATAAAATAGATTCAGCAGAAAATAAAATAATCGAAATTAGAAACTATTATGACAAAAAAATTAAAAATGCTAGTCGTTACTCTGTTAATGAGCTTGACGACTTTTTCTCAAACCGGTACAAGTGACAAATTGCAAGTTTGCTTGCCAATTGCTAAAGCCAGACTAATTGCCCAAGATCTTGTTCGTTTAGATTCTCTAATTCAAGAGCATAGTAAAACTACATTTGTATTGAATCAAACTAACAGTAAGCTAATCCTTAAAGATAGTATTATAAACAGTCTTGAAAAAAAAGTCACTATTCAAGTGCAAGAAACTAATACTCAAGAGTTAAAGTATAAAGTAGCTTCTGACAGAGTGGTGCAGTTAGAGAAAGAAATAAACACACTGCAAAGAAAAAACAGAAGACTGCAAGGATGGGTAAAAGGTTTTGGTGGTGGATTACTAGCAACCATAGCTACTGTAGTATCATTAGTGCTTATTAAGTAAACATGAACGAGCCTACTCTAAAAGATATAATTAAAGCCGAATACATTAAGTGTGCTAAAGATCCAGTATACTTTATGAAAAAGTACTGCTTAATACAACATCCGACAAAAGGCAAAATTCCATTTAAGCTATTCCCGTATCAAGAGGAACTAACAAATAATATACAAGACAACGATAGAGTAGTAATACTCAAATCACGTCAATTAGGAATATCAACACTGACAGCTGGCTACTCTTTATGGACTATGCTATTTCAGACAGATAAAAATATACTAGTAGTAGCTATTGATCAGAACACTTCTAAAAACCTTGTAACAAAGGTAAATGTAATGTTTGAAAATCTACCTAGTTGGTTGAAAATGAGGACAACAGAAAAAAATAAACTGTCATTAAGATTTGCAAACGGATCTCAAATTAAAGCAGTAGCAAGCTCAGGAACATCTGGTCGCTCTGAAGCTTTGTCTTTAGTTATTATAGATGAAGCAGCATTCGTTGATAATGCAGAAGATCTATGGGCATCGCTACAGCAAACGCTATCTACTGGAGGTAGAGGAGTTATATTAAGTACACCTAATGGTACTGGTAACTTTTTTCATAAAATATGGACAGCATCAGAAGAAGGGCGTAATACTTTTTTTACTAAACGATTACCTTGGCAAGTACATCCAGAGAGAGATCAAGAATGGAGGGATAGACAAGATGAAGAATTAGGAGCAAGATTAGCAGCACAAGAATGTGACTGTGATTTTTCCACTTCAGGTAATACCGTAATACACCCAGATATGTTAGCCTACTACAGACAGACATATATGCAAGATCCAATTGAAAAACGAGGATTTGATAGCAATCTATGGGTGTGGGAGATTCCAAATTACACTAAGAGCTATGTTGTAGTAGCTGATGTTGCTAGAGGAGACGCAACTGACTTTTCAGGATTTCATGTTATTGATCTAGAAGATGCTAGGCAGGTAGCAGAATATAAGGGACAAGTATCGACTAAAGATTACGGAAATATGTTAGTATCAATTGCAACAGAGTATAACGATGCTTTGCTTGTAATTGAAAACGCAAACATTGGATGGGCAACAATCCAGCAAGTTATTGAAAGAGGATACAAAAACCTATACTACACACCAAAAGATATGGGGCTTGACCCAGAACGATATTTAGCACGTGCAACAGACCTACAAAATACAAGAGATCAAGTTGCTGGGTTTACAATGTCACACAAAGTCCGTCCGCTATTAATAAGCAAGACAGAGTTGTATATGAGAGAAAAAAGCTGTATAATAAGGAGTAGAAGATTGTTAGATGAGCTTGCAGTTTTCATATGGAGAAACGCAAGAGCAGAAGCTCAAACAGGATATAATGATGATTTGGTAATGAGTTGGTGTATGGGCTTATGGGTAAGAGACACAGCATTAAGACTTCGTCAGCAAGGTATTGAGTTAACTAAAACAACTCTAAATCACATGAGATCTACTGGGGTGTACAAACCATCATATAACAAAGAGGATGCTTGGCGAATGGACATAAATGGTCAATCGGAAGACATTTCATGGTTAATTTAACCTATTTATTAAAAACATAAAGAATACATGGCTGAAACTCCAAATCCTAGTTTATTTAGAAGATTACAACGCTTATTTAGTACAGATGTTATTATACGTAACGTTGGTGGTAATCAATTAAAAGTAATTGATACAGATAAGCTGCAGTCAGTTGGAAACTTACAAAACAATAGTCGAGTTGATCGATTTAGTCGTTTATATGGAACTGGTACAACAACAGCTTATAACAATGGACAATTACTCCAAGCAACTAGAATGGAGGTTTTTCGAGACTATGAAGCAATGGACTCCGACAGTATTATTTCATCAGCATTGGACATTTATGCAGATGAGTGTACTGCTAAAGATGAGTTTGACGATACATTAACAATTGTTACTAGTAATGAAAGAATACATAAAGTACTACATAACTTATTTTATGATATAATAAACGTAGAGTTTAATTTATGGCCATGGATTAGAAGCACTTTGAAATATGGTGATTTTTTCCTACACTTACACATTAGTGAAAAATATGGTGTTACAAATGTAGATCCAATTTCTGTTTATGAGATGATAAGGACAGAAGGATTAGACCCTGAAAATCCAAACAAGGTAACATTTAGAAGAGACTTATCGTTAGGAGGAAGCACCTCATCAATATTATATCGCAGAGAGACTGATAGTGAGGAGTACGAGAACTTTGAAATTGCTCACTTTAGACTTTTAACAGATACAAACTTTTTACCTTACGGACGATCGTTAATTGAACCAGCCCGTAAGGTATGGAAGCAGCTCACGTTAATGGAGGATGCAATGTTAATTCATCGAATTATGCGTGCACCAGATAAGCGTATTTTTAAAATAGACATTGGTAACATACCACCTGCAGAGGTTGATTCGTTTATGGAAGCGACTATCAATAAAATGAAAAAGATTCCATTTATGGATGAATCAACCGGCCAATATAATTTAAAATACAACATGCAAAATATACTAGAAGATTTTTATCTTCCAGTTAGAGGGGCAGAGAGTGGCACAACTATTGAAACAACACCGGGACTTCAGCACGACGCAATACCAGATATTGAATATTTAAGAAATAGAATGCTAGGATCATTGAAAATCCCAAAAGCATATTTAGGATACGAAGAGGATACTACTGGAAAATCAACACTATCATCGCAAGATTTCCGCTTTGCTAAGACAGTTGAACGTATCCAAAAAATAATTGTTTCTGAGCTTACAAAAATTGCAATCATTCATTTATATGCTCAGGGATTTCAAGATGAAGAAATTGTTGATTTCTCACTAAAATTAACACCACCAAATACAATATACGAAAGAGAAAAGATTGAACTTTGGACATCAAAAGCAGGTTTAGCTCAAACGCTAGTAGAGCAGCGCTTATTTAGCAAATATTGGTGCTATGAAAATATCTTTAACATTCCAGAAGATGATTGGTTAAGAGAGCAAGAGAGTATTGCTAAAGGAGAAAAAGAGTTCTTCCGTTTAGAACAAATTAAAACCGAAGGCAACGATCCATCAAAGAGTGGGCAGTCTTTTGGAACACCACATGACATTGCAGCCTTATACAAAGGTGATGGTGGAGTACCAAGTGGTTACGATGAAAAAGAGGTTCCAGTAGGAGGTTGGAAAGGAGCAGGTCGTCCTGAGGAACTTGGAACATATATGACACACGAACATCCAATGGGATATGATCCTTTCGGCAGAAAAGCATTCAAAGCAGCTAGAAATATATCCGAATTATCAAAAAGTAATGGGAATGGTGGATTAATTAAACACAAAGCAACTCTAGAGAGCTATGACAAACATCAAGCAGTAAACCAAACGTACAAGTCTGAGACGGAAGGGTCATCCCTTCTCAATGAAGAAAATATATTAGAAGAGTAATCTAATATAATAGAGACATACTTATTACTAGGGAAAACTATACATGAAAAAATCAATACATTCTAAGTTAAAAAACACTGGAATTCTGTTTGAATTACTAACAAGACAAATTGCAGCTGACACAATGGTTGGAGTAACCAACTCCCCAGCATTAAAAATTGTCAGAGAATTTTTTGGACCTCAAAAGACTCTAGCAAAGGAGTTGATGCTGTATCACACATTAATTAATGAAGTATTTAAGCAGTCAAGTAAAGCTGATGCTTTACTAAATACAACTATAAAGATTCGTAAACAATTGAATCAGAAAGTACTTCAGGATAGTAAGTATGCGTTAATCAGAGAAATTAAAATCAACTATGATATTTCAGATTTCTTTAAAGCAACTGTTAATGAGTACAAACTACATGCAGCAATTTACAGGGTTTTTGAAAACACAAGTGTAACTCAGGTTGCGGAGCTTATAAGAAGTCGTGCAACAATAACTGAGCATATCATGCGAAAGCGGCCATTAGTAGCTGAGCAGGAAGTTGCCCAATCATACCTAAACGAGTCGGAAGATATTCGGTTACTAGCGTATCGATTGATGCTTGAAAAGTTCAACGATAAGTACTCAGTACTATCATCACATCAGCAAAACATACTCAAAGAGTATATTAATAACATATCAAACACAACTCAGCTTAGTAGTTTTATTATAAAGGAGAGCAAGTTGCTAAAACAACAACTACTTAAAAAAGCTAGTAAAGTCAAAGATAAAATTACAATAATTAAGTTAACAGAAGTTGCAAATTTATTAGATCGTAACGAGTCTATTAAAAGAGCAAAGGAACACCATGTACATGCGTTACTACTATATCACGAGCTATTAAAAGAAATATGAGAAAACAAGAGGTAAATGAGCTTCGTAGATTCGTAAAAGAGCAACTAAAGAAAATGAGGGAAGGCAGTAGTACTGCCAATGTTGCTAGTTATAGCACACCTAATGCTTTTGTTGGCGATGAGGATGCGGATGAGCCTACATCTTTTAATGTAGAAGATGATCAATATGCATACTCTATAAAAGCACCAAAAGAGAAGGTTAATATTATTAAGCTGCAAGAAGTATCATATAATGGGTTTAAGCGAGATCAAACTAAAACAAGCGTTCAAAAAATCAATACAAATATACTAGAAGTAGCTAAACGATTAGGTGAACTATCCCGCATGCTTGACCATAGTATTAAGCTTAAGACAGAGCAAAAATATGCAAATAGCATACATTGGAAAAAAACTAACGAAGCCTTAGCAAAAATACATAACCGTATACAGACGTTGTCTGAAAAAGCAAATGGTTTGTATAATCTAAATGAAGCAACAGCACAGTCTATTAAAGATAAACTAGTTGATTATTTTAATAAAGCTGGGATTAGAGTCCGACCACAGGATATTGAATACAATCAATTAGGAACAGATCAATATGAGTTTGATGTAATGATCTTAGGAGAGCCACAAGCTATTGATTACGTAAAAGGACTTTTAACCTATCAGGGATACGAAAAGGAAGAAATGCTTGGAAACTTAGATCAAGAACAAGAGGTTGTTACAAACTTAACTAAAATATTTAAGTAAATGAAACGTATAATTGTAGACTATATTGGAACAATAGAGCTATCGCCAGCTCAAGTGAACGAGTCTTTAACCCAAAATAATGGTAAATTAATTGTATCTGGTATTATGCAGAGAGGCAGTACTGCTAGTGCTGAAAATTTTAACCAAAATGGTCGTAGCTATCCTCTTGCAATACTAAAGCGAGAAGCTGATAATTATAAAAGGGTGTTTGTAAAAGAACGTAGAGCTCTTGGAGAGCTAGATCATCCAGAATCTCAAGTAGTGAACCTAGCAAATGTATCACACAACATATTAGATTTATGGTGGCAAGGAACTGACCTAATGGGTAAGCTAGAAATACTAAGCACTCCATCGGGAAACATTGCAAAAGAGTTGCTTAAATCAGGAATAAGATTAGGGATTAGCTCTCGAGGGATGGGATCAGTTAAAGAGTTAGGAGAAGGAAAGGTCGAGGTTGATGAAGATTTTGAGATTGTGTGTTGGGATCTAGTGTCTAATCCATCTACTCAAGGAGCCTTTATGTCTCCATCGTTAAACGAAGGAATTACAACTAAAATTCAAGGTAAGCACGACAGAATCAATTCTCTAATTAATGAGATAATAACAATAATGTAAATATGAAAAATATAATACAACAACTAAGCGAAGCAATGGCTGGTGATACTTCAGGCCAAAAAATGCATCTAAATGAAAAAACTCAAGTATTAGAAGAGATTAGAGAGTACCAAACTATCGGCGAAGTAATATACCAAAGCGAGGGGTTAAAGGAAGCAGCAAGTAGAATTTCTAAAATTGTTGAAAAAGCAGAACAAATGGTTTTGCAAGAAAACGGAGAATGGTTTGATGAAGTTACTGTCAAGCGTAATATGAAAGAGCTTAATTCAAAAAATGTAGAATTTAACAAAACCGTAAATGAAATTTCAAAACTACAACAACGATTAGAGTCGTTGTATGAAGAAATGGGTAACGGATTATCCCGATATTATGAAATTGGTAACTAATAAACAAACTGTAATAACCTTACTTAGCGAAATACTGAGCGACTATCGTATCATTACTGAAGAAAATCCATTTGCAGCAGCTGGGGATGACAAAAAAGCTGAGGAAGAACCTGAAGCAGGGGCTGAAGAAGAGCCTGAAGCAGGGGCTGAGGACGGCAAAGATGAAGAAAAAAAAGACAAAGCTCCAGACTCAAAAGCACTTACAATATCCTTCAACCTCAGTGCAGTTAAAAAATATAATGACGCTGTGTTCAGTAATAATACTGGCGAAGTGAAGTCAATAACAAAAGATGGTATAGAAGTAGTTGTTGATAATAGCGAAACTGTATATGTAAACTTCAACGATATAATCGAAGATTAACGTGAAAAAATATCAAATTAGCATATCAGAGCTAGCACAACAAATTTATCTGTAGCATAATTTAATAAAAAGCCAATTTTTTTAATTTTGGGTTTTTTCATACTATGTATTATTAAATACGCTATCCGTGATATGGCGTCCAAAACAAATTATTCCCAATTGCAGTTTTTAATAACTGTAGGACGTTCAAAAAAACAATTAAATGAACAAATTATTAAAAGATGCAATTGCAGACGCTAAAGCCGTCAGAGAAACTGCAATGGCAAACGCAAAACTAGCTTTAGAAGAGGCTTTTGCTCCAAAAATCCAATCAATGCTAACTCACAAAATTAAAGAGGAGCTTGAAGACGTAGAAGTAGAAGAGGAAGAGCCAATAGAAGAAGATGACATGACAAT